ATCACAGCCAACAACTGGCAGTGCGCCTCGCTTAATGGCATCACGTATTTTTTCCAGACCGGGCACGACCCGCTAATTTACGACCCGGCAGTCAGCACCACGACCTATCGTCGTGTGAGCGAAAAGACGGGTTATGCTGGCACGGTGCCCTCTGGCAATATTGTTATTTCGGCTTATGGCCGTCTGTGGATTGCCAATACGGCCTCTGACAAGCAAACGCTGACGTTCTCAGACTTGCTGTCTGGCCACATCTATACCGGCGGCACGTCTGGCACATTGAATGTTAACAACGTCTGGCCTGCTGGGCCGGATGAGATCGTTGGCCTGGCTGCGCACAACAATTTCCTGATCATCTTCGGCAAGCGCCAGATTCTTGTGTATCAGGGCGCAACGGCACCAGCCACCATGTCGTTGAACGACACGGTGGTGGGTATTGGCTGCATCGCGCGCGACTCGATACAGCCTACCGCGACTGACGTCTTCTTCCTGTCCAACAGTGGTGTGCGGTCGTTGATGCGAACGATCCAAGAGAAGTCAGCGCCGTTTCGCGACATCAGCAAGAACGTGCGTAACGACTTGATGGGCATTGTGGCGGGCGAGACGCTCGCTAACGTTAAGGCCGTGTACTCCGAAGTCAACGCGTTTTATTTGCTCACGCTGCCGACCAACCAGTCGGTGTACGTGTTTGATACCCGTGGGTATTTACCGGATGATTCTTGCCGTGTGACACTATGGACATCGATTACGCCATCAGCTTTGCTGGCTCGACGTAATGGCGACTTGCTATTAGGCCAGACAGGTTACATCGGCAAGTACGGCACGTATTTGGACGACACTGCTGAGTATCGCTTTCAGTATTTTACAAATCACAGCGACTTGGGCAACCAGAGCGTCACATCCATATTAAAGCGCATTGGTGTTGTTGTGATTGGCGGCACGAATCAGTTTGTGACCATCAAGTGGGGTTTTGATTTTAACGAAAACTATTTGTCGCAGAACACGCAGATTCCGACGCAAAGCGTATCTGAGTACGGAATAGCGGAGTACGGCGCCAATGGAGTTCCTGTTGCACAATACGCCGATGGTCTTGCATTGCAAACGCTTTACGCGCAGGGTACGGGTTCTGGCCGTATTGTTCAGACGGGCTACGAAGCTGATATTAACTCTTCGCCGCTGTCGATTCAAAAAATTGAAATTCTGTCGAAAAACGGAAGGGTGACATGAGTAACTACACAAAGAGCACGGATTTCGCCGCCAAAGATGCGCTGGCATCCGGCAATGCGGCCAAGATCGTCAAGGGCACGGAGATTGACACCGAGTTCAATAATATCGCGACAGCTGTCGCGACCAAAGCTGATTTGGCCAGCCCCACGTTTACTGGTACACCTGCACTGCCTACAGGTACGACAGCGGTTACGCAATCAACGAGCGACAACAGCACGAAGTTGGCGACTACTGCTTTTGTGCAAGCCGTAACTTCAGCGATTAAAAATGAACTGTATCCAGTCGGCTCTATCTACACCAATGCAACCAGCAGCACTAACCCCGGTACGCTGTTGGGGTTTGGCACATGGACAGCATTCGGTGCTGGCCGCGTCATGGTGGGCTTTGATTCAGGTAACTCACTGTTTGATACGGCAGAAGAGACGGGCGGTTCGGCTAATGCCATTGTTGTTAGCCACACGCACACAGTAAATGACCCTGGCCACACGCACAGCTACAACAGAGACACTTTAGATAACTTGGACGGTGGCCCATTTTCTCGTCGTTCTGGCACGGGCGCTGATGCCAATACAACGTCATCGGCAACTACCGGCATAACACTTAGCACTGAGGGCTCGTCCGGCACCAACGCCAATTACCAGCCGTACATCACGGTCTACATGTGGAAGCGGACAGCATGATTACGGACACATTTCCCGAGCATCAAATTACGCATCATTTCAGTGATGGCCTATACGCTAAAGAGATGCGTGTTGAAGCAGGTCAAGCGATTTTGAAGCACACGCATGACTTTAGCCACCTGTCGATTCTGGCTCGAGGCCGTGTTGCCGTACTGATGGGCGACGAAATAGAAGTGATTGAAGCACCGGCTTGTTTGAACATCAAAGCGGGTTTGGTACATGGCGTTAAAGCCATTGAAGATTGTGTTTGGTATTGCATCCACGCCACGGACGAGAAAGATCCGTCGAAGGTGGATAAAGACATCATAAAGGGGTACTGACATGCCAGTAACGGCAGCTCTTATCGGCGGCGGCGCAAGCCTTCTAGGCGGCCTATTAGGCGGCAGCTCGCAAAAGAAAGCCGCACAAATTTCCGCTGATGCGCAACTAAAGGCCGCGCAACTTGCTGCTGAAGAGCAGCGATTCCGTCCTGTTGGGGTAACTACCCGGTTCGGAAGCAGTCAGTTCCAGTTTGATCCTAGCGGCCGCCTATCAGGCGCTGGCTACCAGATCGACCCGCGACTGCGCGCCTACCAGGATCGTTTGCAATCGCTGGCTGAACAGCGGCTTGGTGAAGCTGAGATGGCAGGCGAAGCCTACGCGCCATTGCGAGGTGCCGGCGCCAGTCTGATGCAATTGGGCGGTCAGTATCTGGCTGAGACACCGGAGCAAGTCGCGCAAAAATACATGCAGCGTCAGCTTGACTTGCTCTCACCATCTCGCGAACGTCAGTACGCCCAACTGCAGAATCAGCTGTTCCAGACAGGCCGTGGTGGTCTATCTGTGGGTGGTACTGGCATGCGTCCAGGCGGCGGCGCTGGCCTTGCAGCAGCCAATCCTGAGATGGAGGCGTACTACAACGCCTTGGCGCAGCAAGACGCGGCGCTGGCAGCGCAAGCCCAGCAGGAAGGCCAACGTCAGTTGGCATTCGGCACAGGTCTGTTTGGTCAGGGCGCTGGGCTCTTGGGTGGTTACGAGTCAGGCGTTGTTGGCGCGCTGAATCCGTTTACCACCGCGTTGGGTGGTGTCTCGACGCTTGAGAGCTTGGGTCAGCAGCCGCTGGACCTTGGCTCTACATTGGGCGCGCGCGCATCAACTGCCGGCGCTAATTCGGGTCAATCGCTACTACTGGGAGGTATGGGCGCGGCTAAGACAACGCAAGCCGCCGCGTTTGATCCGTGGGCTGTTGCGTTGTCAGGTTTGGGTAGCAATCCTGTATTTGGCCAAGGTGTAGCTAAACTATTTGGTGGGGGCACGCCTACGCCGCTTGCAGACACCGAATACCCGAACGCTTTTCAACAGGCGGGCCCTACTACTTATTGGCGCTAATTTTTGTTTTGACAGCCGGCACAAACGCAAGGAATTAAAGTTATGGCTACCAGTGATATCTTAGGTCTGTTCATGTCGCCTGAACAATATCAGGCGCAGCAAATGGCGCAACAGCAAGCCGCTGAACAGCAGCGCGCGTTTAACTTTGCTCAGTTAAGCCCTCGCGATCAGGCCGTCTACGGCACGTTCTTGGGTGCGCAGCAGTTAGGCCGTGGGTTTGGCGGCCTCTTGGGTGTACAAGACCCCCAGCTGCAGCGCATTCGCCAGCGCCAGGAGATCATGCAGTCGATCAATCCAGCGGATATGGCGTCGTTGGAACAGGGTATCTTGCGTGCATCGCAAGCAGGCGATACTGAATTATCGTTGACGCTGACCGACTTTATGAGAAAACAAGGTAGCGAGATAGAGTTGGCTCGCCAGCGCAAGGCTGCGGCTGAAAAATCGCGCGCCCCATCAGTCGCAGGTCCGGTTCAAGCAGCAGCTCGCATCAACGCTATCACTTTGCAGTTAGAGGGCCTCAATGTTGATGACCCAGAAGATATACCGACAATTAACGCTTTAGTGGCTGAACGTACGCAGCTACAAAAAAACGTTGATGAAAAAATGACTACGGCTGAACGCAATGCAACGATAGTGGCGAGGAACTCCGGATTTGCGCCAGGCACGCCTGAATATCAAGAAGCGTTTAACGAAGCGTTTAATCGCTTTGTCACGCCTCAAGATAGGCAGCCTACTACGGTCGAACAACTTGAGAACTTGTACGTTCGCTTGGATAAAGCAAAAGAAAGAGCCAGAGACATAAACCCTGATCCTGAAGCTGTGGCTAACAATTCAGAAGTGGTTAGAGTAGAAAAGTTGATAAAACAGTTGGAAAAAACAGATAAACCAACTTTAAGCCCCGAAGCGCAGCTTGTAATTGATAGAGGTTTTGTGTACGGCACAGATTCTTACTATAGGGCGCTAGACGAATTGTTAGCTGAGAAAAACCGACCTCCAGCTGAGCCCGAGCGCGTTCGCATTAACGCGGAAGTACGCAAGCGTAAAGACGAGCAGAAAAAACTAAATCCAAACTCTGAGGAATACAAAGCAATTCAAGAAGATATTGATTACTTAGAGAATAGAAGAGAAGGAAAACAGCCTAATGTCAGCGCTGCGGTGGATGAAATTGCGCTGGCAGATTTTAATAAATCTTATTTTGAGTTAACTCCTGCGCAACGAAAACAAGTTCTCAATAAGCAGAAAGAGGACGCAAAGAAAGAAAAAGAAATTTCTTACGGCGTTGATCGTGAAGCTACGGCTAAAGCTGAATTTGGGAAAAACTTTGATGATTTAGATCAAAACCAGCAAAAAGCTGTTAATAAGCTTGTTGAAGCGGAACGACGTATAAACGCGCCTAAGATTGAGGTTAAAAACGTATTACCTAAAGAACCTATTGACATTGCTAAAACCGAGAAGGCTATACGAGAAACGGTTGAGCCGCAGCTAAAAACAGTAACATCAGTGAATTCCGCGTTGGCTACATTAGATTTGGCTAAACGCGAAAATAATCCGTCAGCCTTTAACGCCACAAAAGTTCAACTTGCTAAATCTTTAGGTGACTCTACGATAAGCGCTGCCGACATTAAAAATGCTGGCGGGGATCCGTCAATATTTGGATCACTTAGAGATGCAGCCAGCACTGCGGTTTTTGGTACGCCAGGTAACCCTACGTTAGATGACGTCAGAAAAACTTTGTTGGCTTTGCGTAAAGTAGCTAGAAAACAGGCTACTGATACGCTAGACAGGCAAAAGCGTTTAGCCCAAAGTGCTATTTACAATGACCGCACTAAAATATATACAGACCAGCAGATAAAAGATTTGTTTAATTTCCCAGATTTAAATCCTGAAGCAGCGCCTGCTGGCGGCAACAAAGCGCTTTCGTGGAAAGATTTAAAAGCTAACACTAAAAAGTAAGGAAAAGCGATGGCAGAGACTAGACCTGTAACCTTACCTAACGGCGTAGTCATACCGGATGTACCGGTAGACACGCCGCAAGAGGAACTTTTTAGCGTTGCTATTGCAAATGGGCTAATCACGCAAAAAGAAGTCGCTAACGCGCTGGCAGAATCACGTCGCCAAGTTGCCCAACCATCTACAGGTGAGATAGCTCTCCGAAGCGCTGCGCGTGGTGTGTCCAACGTTCCTGCGCTATTAAGCGGCTTGCTCTCCAGCACGGGTTTTGTTCCTGGGGCTGAAGCTAATGTTGCGGCTGCAGGTGGTAGACCAACTTATGAACCACAGACATTTGCAACAGGCGAGGCGCGCATCCGTGAACCTGTTTTGCGGGCTGCGGGTGTTACTAACGTAGCGCCTGCAACAAGGGGGCAATCCATTTTTGGCAGTGGCGTAGAAGCTGTGTTCGACCCGTCAAGCTATCTGTTGGGCGGCACAGGGTTATTCCGTGGCCCTGTATCGCGTGTTCTTGGCGCGCCTTACGAGCAGTTTGCCATTGGCGCAGGCGCTGAATCTGGCTCGCAACTAGGCCGCACGACAAATCTCCCAGGCGCTGAAATTGTAGGTGGTTTGTTGGGTGGCGCGGGTACTAGCTATCTGACCGGACAAAGCCGCCGGGTAGCTGATCTAACAGGCAAAGGCTTATCTGCTGCCAATAAAAAAGTCAGAGATTTGACTGGCACCGTGCCGCAAGACGAAATGCTGCGCGACGTCAATACGCGCATCAATAACATCTTCGCAGCTGCGGCTGCGGCTGACCCTAACTTCATGACTATCTTGGAGAAGGCGGCTAAAGCACAGCAAAGCGTGTCGCTGAAAGCCCCTGGCGCGCCACAAGTGCAGCTGCCATTAAACGCGTTGCTGGCTGACAACCCGGTCATTAACAGTTTCATCCAGAACTTGTCTTCGCGCGACCCTAAGTTCCAGGCGCTGTACGGATCGCAGTTTGAGGCCGCTAAAAACGCCCTGCGTGAAAACCAGATTCGTTTGTTTGGCGACCCCAGTCAAGTTAGTTTGACTGGCATAAGCCGCGCAGACGCTGCGGCACAAGCCAGAGCTACCGAAAAATCCTTACAGCGTCAGGTGCGCAGCCTAGACCAGCAAATTGCTGATGCGTACTCGGGCCAATCTATTGACCCGACGACCTTTGGTACCCGCGTTGAAAACTTGCTGGAAACTAAAGCCAAGGCCGCGCGCAAATCAACCGAGCCGCTGTACAAAGAGGCGTTTACCATCGCAGCGAATAAAGGTGTTGTGTTGCCCGCCGCAGCGGTGGACGATATCTACGGCTTTGTCACCAGCGAAACCAACCGCGACATCTTCAATAAATTCCCTGTGCTGTATGGTCTGGTTGAGAAGCGCTTCCGTCCAAAGACCAC